ACTGATTACAGCCGTCAGCTCCTACTACAGAGCAGCATTGACGTTGAAGCTTTTGTTCGCAACGACCTTGCGTCGCAGCTTGCTTTAGCTATTGACGTAGCAGCTCTATACGGCACTGGCGCTGCTGGACAGCCAGAAGGTATTACCACAGGTGTTGCAAAGCACACACCTCTAGCTGGTGCCACACCAACCTTCGCTGAAGTAGTTGGTATGGAATCCGAACTTGCCACAGCTAACGCACTACGTGGTTCGCTTGCTTACCTAACAGACTTCGCAACTAAGGGTGGTCTTAAGACTACTTCGAAGGCTGGTACTGAAGCTATCTTCGTATGGGACGGTTCAGAAATGAACGGTTATCGTGCAGAAGCTTCTTCGCAGGTTACAAGTGGTGACATCTTCTTCTGCAACTGGGCAGACCTGTTGATCGGTATGTGGGGTGGACTCGACATCACAGTTGATCCGTACAGCCTATCGACAAGCGGCAACGTCCGTGTAGTTGCATTCCAGTCGGTAGACGTTGCTCGTAGACACGACGCGTCCTTTATCTGGACCAACAACACACCATAAGGATAGGTAATGGGAGTTGAGTCCGATTTTGACAGACTATCATTCCTGAATGAGGAGGAGTTCGCGGTAGAGGTAACACTTTACCCGAACTCCGACCCTCGTCCAATAAATGCAGTCTACGACAGCGGACACATCGAAATAGCAAATGGCGTTTCCGTTATTTCCACAGCACAACCGAGTCTTACAACTAGAACTAAAGACGTAAATGACGTTGAGCAAGGAGATGAAATACTAATCGAAGGAAGATTACACACAGTTACAGACATCCAGCCGGACGGAACCGGAATGACGATGCTAATGGTACATAAGGCATGATTAACACAAAAGACATTCGTAATGATGTAGTTACACGCCTTACAGGGAACACAGCAGTAGGCGCAAACGTTATCAATAGTAAGGTAACACCTAACATGATGAAAAGCTTACCTGCAATCTGTGTTTACACACCGACGCAGAACTTAGAGTCAGTAGACCCAAGAGAATTAGGCGGGCTTCGCACAATAGACTTACAAATCGAAGTGCTAGTAGCAAGCTCTACATCTTGGGCAGACACACTAGACGACATTATGCTGGAAATTAAAACTGTCTTATACGGAAGTGCATCTTTTTTAGATCAGTTTGAAAACGTAAATGGCTATACCGAACAACACACATTATCCGACGAAGGTGAACAACCAGTTGGACTAGGAATACTAACACTTGGTCTCGAATTATTCGAGGCAATTGACGCAACATAGGAGAAAAGACAATGCCTGCACAAAGAGGATTACTGTTCGTACTTGCAGTTGGTGGGGATGACGTTCTTACCGCAAGACAGACAGACATGACAATCAACAGTGAAGTGGTTGATGTCACCGCAAAAGATACGCAAGGCTGGCGCGACCTAATGGAAGGTGCTGGAACTCGAAGCATGACAATTACTTTAGAAGGTCCGTTTAAGGACGAGACTTATGAAGAAACACTTCGTGGTTACTCACATTCTGCAACTATCAACGCTTATACGCTAACAAGCGCAACAGGCGATGCATGGGCAGGAAACTTTCAGATTACAAGCTACAGCCGAGCTGGTACCTTCAACGGTGAAGAAACCTACTCGATTACACTTGAATCAGCTGGCGTAATTACTTACACACCAGCAGTCTAATGGAATGGGGCGGTAAACGCCCCGGACCTATAAAGGGGGATTATGACTAACAAGATTAAGAACGAGACTACGCTAAAATTCGAGGGCGAAGAGCTAACGCTACGCCCAACTTTCGCGTGTCTGGTTGCTATAGAGACGAGGACCGGTAAGTCTCTAGTGCATTTAGTTGAGGAATTTGCACAGCAACGAGGCACCCTTACAGACCTGCTTGTCGTTATCGAAGAAGCGACAGCAGCAACAGGTAACAAAGTACCTAAAGAGAAGATTATAGAGCTACTTGAAAACGAAGGAGTGTTATCCGTGCAACTGGGCTTGGGTAACTTTTTCGGCAAAGCACTATACGGCGGCACGCTAATGCCAGATGAGGACGAAGTTACGAAAAAAAAGAACCAGAACTCCCGAAAGAAATCAACTGGGATGAGTTCTACGGCGCCGCAGTAGGAATTCTTAGGATTGCGCCCAGTGAATTTTGGGCAATGACATTTAGAGAGTTCTACGCCGCAATGCTAATGAAGCATCCGCCGGAAAAACGGGAGAAGCAAGTTCCGCGGTACAAGAAACCGTTCTTCGATGAGGAAGAGCAGCAAATTATAGACGAAATGCTGCAACGCAACGCAGAGAGAAGAAAAGAACAAAATGGCTAAACAAAACATCGGAGACTTACATGCCAGAATAACGGCAGACAGCAAAGGCTTCAATCGCGAGATGGGGAGAGCGCGTCGCTCGTCTCAGAACTTTAGCCAGAAAGCAAGCGACGATTTCAAAAGAGTTGGCAGAGGCATTGCATCAGTAAAGGGTGCAATAGGTGGATTGCTTGCTGTATTTGCTTCACGGCAATTACTACGCGGCATCGGTCTAGCTATTGAAGGGTTAGACGACATTGCAAAAACGGCGAGAGTAGTCGGTATTAGCGCCCAATCATTGCAAGAACTTCGATTTGCAGCAGAGCAAACAGGTATTGAGACAAGAGGATTAGACGACTCAATAAGGCGACTAACAAGGCGTGCAGGTGAACTTGCAAACTCAGGCGCAGGACCAGCAGCTAAAGCATTTAAACAATTGAAAATTGATGTCCGCGATGCAAACGGAGACATAAAAAGCACCGACCAACTATGGAATGAGATTGTTGAATCAATGGGCGATGTCGAAACGACAGCACAGCGATCAGCACTTGCAGCACAGTTATTCGGCGACGACTTCGGTCCTAAGTTAGTACCACTATTAGAAATGGGAAGGCAAGGAATTGAAGATTTGCGTGAAGAAGCACGTGATCTAGGTATTGTCTTTGACGAAGAGATTCTAGCAAAAGCAGAAAAAGCAAGCGACGAACTAAACATCTTGCGCCGCACAATGGCAGCAAAGTTTACTATCGTAGTAGCCGACAATTTAGACAACATTCGGACTGTCATAGAAGAACTAATAAGTCTCACCGAAATGGTAGGAGGTCTAATTACAAACCAGCGCCTAGCTAAAGGCGATTTCAGTGGATTTAGGTCAACAGAACAAATCGACAGGTATTTCGATGAAGTCGAAGAAGAGATGCGCAAGAAGATTATCGGCTTCAGCGTTGAAGACTTTTTAGAACGACCACAAGCATACGGCGGAACAATCCCAACTATAATTGGCGGCAGAGCAGAAATGCTCGAACAGCTACAAGGGCTAATGACACGCCGTGGTGAATTAGAAGTCGAAGAAAGAATGGCAGCTCGCGGACTAGATCCAGAGGGCAACGAATTAGAAGGTGGTCCTACCGGTCCACGTGCAGAAGTTGATACGTCAACTGGTACTGGCACTGGAACTGGAACTGGGGATAGACCAGTTGACGAGAAAGAAAGATTAGCAGCCGAAAAAGCAGCTGAAGCAGAAGCAAAGCGGCTGGATACATTGCGCAAGAAGTTTGAAGCAATGGCTGATCCTGTTGCTGTATTTAGGCAAGAACTTACGGATCTCGACGAAGCATACGCTAAAGGCGAAATTACAAACGAGGTATACCAAAAAGCATGGCAAGACATTCAAGCAAGAATGTCAACAGCTACAGAAACGACTGATGAGTATGCACAGGCTATAAACGACTGGGCAGATGCAGTCCTTGAATCAATGAATCCGTATGCTGAAATAGAACAACAAGAAGCAATGCTAAATGCCGCCAAAGAAGCAGGCATACTTACCACAGAAGAACAAATACGCATCGAAAAAGACCTAGCAGAACAACGACAAGAGATTGCCGACCAGCTCAGCGGCAATAACGAAAGCATTGAGAGAATGAATAGCCTATTAAAAGACACAGGCATGGCATTTGCTTCAGCTTTCGAGCAAGCAATTATTGACGGTAAAAATCTCGGTGGTGTGCTTCAAGGGTTGTCTCAAGACTTGCTGCGCCTAGCATTACGCGCAATGGTATTAGAACCGATGGTTTCTGGATTCTCAAATTTTGCAGGTAGTTTCTTCGGTGGAAGCGGCGCAACTCCAACGACCCCAACACCGTCATTCCCAACTGGACCAACAGGATTAGCAGGCGGCGGACAGTTACAAGCAAACACGCTCACGTGGGTTGGCGAACGAGGTCCAGAATTGATTGCATCTAACAGTCCGTCACGAGTAATCAATAATCACCAAGCTAGAAGAATGTCCGGCGAGCAAGAAATAAAAGTAGAGATTGTCAACAGAGGCACGCCAGTTGAAGCAGTTGGTAGTAGAGCAAGCACGTCTCCAGATGGCTTAGTAGTTAGCGTTATTACAGACGACATGCGACGTGGCGGTCCAATTTCACAAGGGTTATCGAACCTTTATGGACTACAAAGGAGGCGGTAATGGCTAACATTGATTTCTACACCGGAGGTAAGCTGATGACAGGGCAGTTATCAGAAACGCATCCGTCTATGCTATTGCGAACAACAATGGAAAACGGCATAGAGAAACAAACAAGGCGGACAACAGTAAAACGCACGTTGCGCGACGTTGCTTATCTATTTACAGCAGCCGAGTATGAAGCTTTTAAGACTTGGTTTGACGAAACAGCTAAACACGGTGTGCTGTTCTTCAATTGGGTTGACCCAATTGATAACGTAACAAAAGACGCGCGAATTATAAATGGCGAATACTCAACAACACCAGTAACAGCACACCTAACTGGCTATTATGTCAGTTTTCAAATTGAAACATACGGCTAAAGCGTAAGGGGAATTTATGGCAAAACCGTACAGTCAAGCTTGGCACCAAACAGTAAATGCAGTCGCAGGAGAAGAGTTTCCTCTTATCTTATTAGAGATTACGCATGACGATCTTGTTACGCCAATTCGAATCGTAAACGACAGACAAGAGCTAACGCACAACGGAACGCTGTTCCAAGGCTTCCCGTTTTTGCTTGCATTACCAGAAGATCCAGAGTCTGGTTTGCCTGAAGCAACATTACAGATTGATAACGTAGGTAGAGAACTAGTGGACTGGTTAGAAATAGCTGACTGGAACAAGCCTGTCTACGCAAGAATTATACAAGTAATGAGAAGCGCACCTGACACAGCAGAATGGGAAATAACCACAAACCTACGCAACATTTCAATGGATTCTCGTGTAGTAACTGCAACACTCGGATTTGAGAACTTATTAGGTCTACCAGGCGTATCGATGGTCTATAACCCAATTACGGCAGTTGGGCTGTTTTAACAATGGTCGACTGGGCAGACAAGTATGTCGGTATGCCTTATGAAGATGGTGTGTTTGATTGCACACATTTAGTAGGGCTTGTGCAACAACAAGAGTTTGATAGGCAGATCCCCCTGCCAACAGACCGCAGTAATACAACCTTCGGATTGTCTGCTCAGATCGACCTCCATAAAGAAAACTATTTCAAGCCATTAGAGGAAGCTGATGCAATAGACGGTGATGTCATTATTATGCGCTGCAAAGGACGCTTAAATCACATCGGTATCTTTTTTAGAAAAGGCGAAACGAAGTATGTCCTGCACAACATAAAGAACATTGGTGCAGTAGTCATTCATAAAATTAGAGATTTAGAACGATACAACATTGATTTAGAGGGTTATTACAGATTTAGACCTATCACAGAGATAGAAGCAAAGATTCAAGATAAATAATAACATGCGAGCAACCACAACTTATTCACCACACCCGATTCTACCGGCGCAGGACCGTCAAACTTTCAACATTGAGCTTGAAGGCAGAACCTTACAAGCGTTATTAGATGCGTTGCCGATTGAAGAAACGCAGCGGTTAGACGTACACGCTTATGTCAATGACAAGATTGTGCCGCGCGAGCAATGGCATACATTCGAGCTAACACAAAATGATGTCGTTACACTAAAGCAAAGATTACACGGAGGCGACAATTCAAATCCTTTGCAAATTATTGCGACACTCGCACTTATCTATTTCACAGCAGGCATCGGAAGTGGATTTGCTGCTGGATGGACAGCAGCACAAGTTGGTGTCACACAGGCAGTTATTCTCGCTACAGGTACGCTCTTAATCAATGCGCTTTTTCCACCAAGCTTACCAAGTGTCGAGGAAAACGACGAAAACAACAACTTCTCTATTACAGGCGGAAGAAACAGAGCAAGACCTTATCAACCGTTGCCATTAGTAGTTGGTACACACAAGGTACACCCTGATTTAGGAGCACAACCTTATACGACGCAACGTTATCCAGACGTCTATCTACACCAAGTATTCAATTTCGGATTCGGTAACTTAGACATTACTGATCTAAAAATTGGCGATACTCCTATTAACAACCACCAAGACGTAGAGTGGGAATTTAGTGACGCAAATGGCGACATTGATCTATTCCCAACAAATGTCGATAGCATTTCTGGCGGTCTTATTGAGTATGACGACGGATGGACAACGCGCACAACTTCAGTAGATACAACACAAATTACAGTCGAGTTAGCTGGTGTTCTAGTCAAAACTGACACCGAAGGAAAGCATCGCGAAGAACTATGGTATTACCAGCTTCAATACCGAGAAGTAGGTTCACCAAATTGGATTGGGTGGGAAACAGCAACATGGCTACAAGACGAAAGGAAGTACAACGTCCGTACACAAGAAATGGATGGACAACTTAAGTACACAGACGTCGATTTTGCAGCAGGCGAATCTATTATTGTCCACACAGGCACAGCACCAGTTCGCAGGTCATTTAATAAAAAAGTACCAAGAGGTCAATACGAAGTAAGATTGAGACAGTCTCGTCCGCTGCCGAAGCTAAAGAACTGGTCGAGAGTAAATGAAATACAATGGACGCAAATGCGCTCCTATCAGCCTGACACAAGTGATTACACTAATCAAACAAGATTAGCTGTAGAAGTTCGCGCTAGCGGACAATTTAATGGCGCGTTAGACACAGTAAACGCAATAGTTTCAGCGCGTATTCCTGTTTGGAATGGAAGTGCGTGGGTAGAAGCAGCGTCAAGTAACCCAGCCTACATCTTTCTATACCTCGCACGCGGACAAGCTGATGCAAACGGAAAACGTCTATGGGGCGGTAACTTACCAGATAGCAGACTAGACATAGAAGGCATAAAGGAATGGGCTGCATGGTGCGATTTACACAATTTAGAGTGCAACTTTGTTTTTGATAGAAAGTACACCGTTGCACAAATGCTCGAACTAATAGCAAGGACTGGGCGAGCAACACCAACATGGCAAAAGGGCGTATTAGGCGCAGTATTTGACGAAGAAGACTTGCCGATTACTCAGGTATTCGGTATGAGCAACATAGTGGCTGATAGCTTTGGCGTTCAATACTTAACAGAAAATCTTGCCGACGAAATTATTGTCAAGTTCGTAAACAAAGACATTGATTATCAGCCTGACGAAGTTAGCGTAGCTGTTCCTAACGTATTACAACCAGCCAGCCCAGCAACAGTTGAAATTGCAGGCATAACAAATCCGACACAAGCCGGTAGAGAAGCAAATCTTATTGCAGCAAGACAATTTTATCATCGCAGAAGAGTTACTTTTGAAACTGACATCGAAGGACTAGTTTGCGGACGTGGTGACGTTATTAGTCTCTCACACGATCTTACAAGCTGGGGAGCAAGCGGACGTCTAGTGTCAGCTACTACAACTGACATCACGTTAGATCGTGAAGTAGTAATGCAGCCAGCTACACAATACTGGATTGGTATTAGGTATCCAGATAATAGCTTTATTGTTCGCGAAGTAAACAACCCAGCAACAGTAGAAGAAGTAACAACAAACACAGTCACCTTAACTACGCCATTGCCAGCAGCACCTAATGATGACATTCAAAATCTACCTATTGATTACATTTACACGTTTGACCCGAAGTCTACTCCTGGCAAAAAGCTAAAAGTAGTAAACGTATCTCCGTCAAGTGAGAACAGGGTCGTCATTGCAGCTATTGATGAAGTTCCTGAATACTATGACGCAGAAGATGGTACCTTTACTTACTCGCCGCCTCCGCGTTATAACCAGACAAATTCAGAAGTTACTAACATTCAAGTAACAGAAGATTATTTAGGCAAAGAACAGCCTTTACGCATTACTTTAACGTGGGACTTGGTACAAGCCTTCGGTGCTCGTATTCGTATGCGCCGAAACAACGACACATGGCTAACACTTACTGAAACAACAGGCTCGACATTCCTTTATGATTTAGAGGACTGGCAAGCTGGCGACCTATTGGAGTTTGAGTTCACTCCGATGGCTACTGTTACAGTACGCGAGTCGGTAACTATTACCGCTATAACTTACATCGTAAAAGGCGAAGGCGGAGTTCGAAATGACGTTGACGTTCCGTCACCGAACGGGCTTGAATTATTCGGACAAGCAAACAACGCAACATTTACAGGACGCGATGCTAAATTTACATGGAGGCGCGTAGCAAGTAACCCAGTCGAGTTTGGTAATGAGCAATTCGGTGCAGAAGAAGCAACAGTTGATGACATTTTCCTCGATTACGAAGTTCGTATTCTAAATGCAAACGGAACGCTACGTCGAATCGAACATACTGCAATTGAAGAATACATCTATAGCTTTGAGAAGAACTCCGAAGATGGTAATGGTATACCGACACGGCAATTTACAGTTCTTGTCTTTATAAGAACAACAACAAATCAAATAAGTACAAGACCTGCGGCACTTACAGTTAGCAATCCTGCGCCAACTGCGCCAGTCGGAGTAGAACTGCGCAACATTGCAGAAACGCTTAACATCAACATTGACACGCCTCAGGATTTAGACTTTGTTGGCACAGTAGTTCACGCAAGTGCAGTATCTGGCTTTACACCAAGCGAAGCTAATCGAATCTACAAAGGACCTGGCACCGCAGCATCTATTATCACAGCTTATTCAGTAGATGACGTTATCTACTTCCGTGTAGCGGGTTATGACGGGTTCGACGATACAAGCTTAAACTACACAAGCGAAATTGCTTACACGTTTGCAGGGACAACAATCGAAGAGATTGCTGCTGGTGCAATTAATGATACAGCACAGTTCGCACAAAGCATTCGCCCAATTGAAGTAGTCAATAGTCTACCGGGAACAGGCAACTTTGATGGTCGCATGGTATTCCTCACAACAGACGGAAAAGTATACCGTTATTTTTCCGGTGCATGGACTACAGCAGTCGCAACAGCAGACTTAGATGGAACAATTGACTTAAATTCGCAAATCAGCGGCACACTTACTGAGACGTTTGCAGATGCTGGACTTATAAATGAAAACATTACTATTAATGCAGACGGAACTTTATCCGGTGCTGGTGCTGGCGATCCTATAGAGCTAAATCAATTATCTGGGCAGATTGCAGCAGGTCAAATAGCAGCGAACGCAGTTGTAGCAGGAAAGATTGATTCGTTAGCTGTTACAGCAGGCACTATTGCTGCTGGTGCAGTTACAACAAGCACAATGACAGCAAACAGTATCGACGGCGATCGCATCACGACCAACACATTAGATGCTGACAAAATAACAGCTAATAGTATCACTGCTGGTCAGATTCAAGCTGGCGCAATTGGTACAGAAGAACTTGCGGCACAATCGGTAGTAGCAAGCAAGATAGCTATTGGTGACTTCAGAGGAATTGTTCCTAACAGTAACTTTATTGACGGTAGCGATGCTAACTGGGACTTTCTAGGCAACGAAGCATTTGCTTCCGTAGTACCACGCCCAACAAGCCCGGCGTCGGGGGCGCCAACAAGCCACGTATTAGAACTATTGCCTGGCGACAATTACGTTATTCAAGTAGACGCGCCTTATTATGAAGCAAAAGAAGGCGACCAATTCCGCATTACTTGGACAGGCAGAAGAAGCGCAGGAACCCATGCTGTTGACGGAACGCGAATTATAGTTCTTTGGGAAATGCCCGGCGGCACACTTAACGAAACTATTGATTACGACCCAAGTGAAGTTGAATGGGAAGAAAACGTAGCAATAGTCACGGCGCCGCCGACGACAATAGGTGTGAAACTATGGATTACGCGCTTCGGGCTAAATGAAACAGCAACGGTTTGGCTAACGCAAATACAAGGCAGGAAGATGGATGCGGGTGAGCTAATTGTTGATGGTTCTATCACAGCAAACCAGATTAACACAAACTTCCTCGGTGCATTTGAGATTACATCAAACACAATCCGAAATAGGGCACCTGGTACTGGCACAACGCCACTACTGACAATTACCAACAGCAGTTCACCGCTTACTATCTTTGACATAGACGGCACGACACCGCTATTGACAACAGCGGTAGGTGGCAGTCAAGCAGAACTAGTAATTGACGGTAATCTCAGCGGTACTTTTACAGGCTCGTTAGGTACAGGTATTGCAACAAACACAGCATTCCTTAGCACAAGTGGATTATCCGACTTGCGCGATAGGTTGGGACTTGCGCAACCGACAGGTGGCACAGAGGAACGCGGCGGTACAATCGACAGAGACCCAGTTCCAGTTCTAATTTCAAGTACAGGTACTTCTACAGTACAAGCTAACAATCCTACAAACAGCTTTAAAACTGCGCAAAACACAGTAACCTTAAGCACACGACTAACTGATACTGAATTCGTTTGGAATCAAAGCAGTTCAACTAATTATAGTGCTCCGACTTGGACCATTAAGTTCCAGTACAGCACAGATAACTCAAATTGGGTAGATGTCCCAGGCAGTTCACAAAGCTATACAGGAACAGCACAAAACGAGAACGAAGACACAATACCAGTAACCTATTGGGGACAATTTAACTTTGACGTAGCACACGAAGTTACGTGGACGCCGACAATAGCAGCTGGTACAGACATGTATTGGAGAGTTTCAGCAACAAAAGGCGGAGGCTCAGTAAATGCGCCGAAGGTACGCTCTCTTATCGTGTCGGAACCGCTAAGTGGAGCAAACGTAATTGGTGCTCACACCCATGACGCAAGCGACATAGTAAGTGGAGTTTTAGATACATCGCGTCTAGGCACAGGTACAGCAGACGCAACAACATTCCTCCGAGGTGACGGTACCTGGTCTGTTACAAGTGGTGGCAGCTCAGACGTCGGAATTAGCAACAGAACGACAACAGGAACACACAATCTAACATCAGCAAACAGTAACTCAGTATTCAACTATACCGGCAGCGGTGCATTGACGCTAAATCTAATAGATTCTCAGTTCAATCCAGGTACTCACTTACAAGTACACAACAACGGTACTGGGGCTATTACTATTGCTAAAAGCACAGGCGTTACCAATCTTTATTGGCTACGCGGCAATGGATCAGCTCCGTCTAATACTAATAGGAGCCTTGTAAGAAGCGGAGTAGCAACTATTGTGAAGATTGCAAATGGAACATGGCACATCTTCGGAGCAGGATTAAGCTAATGAGCGGAATACTTTGGGGCGGCGCAATGCTAATAGAGGAAGTCGGCGAAGTACAAATAAGCGGAGGCACAGCAGCACACTTCGTATTTACTTTTCAAGGTATTGATGCATTTGCTGGCTGGCAATTTAGCTCTAGCGGTCAGCTCAATCGAAGGGAAGGTTCGCAAATTATCGCAGTTTTACAGGAATGGTGGACTAACAACCCAGAAAGTGCTGTCGGTG